GGACTTGGACGCTGGACCTGTCGATCACTTTTAGCTGAGGCGGCTAAACATGTCTGTGCTGCAGCAGGTGCAAGAGGGCTCCACCAGTTGGCTAACGGTCGCGTTCTCCGACAAGGACGGCGATCCTGTATCGCCGTCCGCTGTGGAGTACCGGATCGACTCGGGGTCAACGCAAATAACGGATTGGACGGCAGTATCCGCAGCGTCATCCGTGGAGATCGAGATCGCTGCTGCCGAGAACGCATTGCTCAGCCAATCCGGCGAGCTGGAAGAACGCACTGTGACAGTAAAAGCGACATTCAGCGGTGGCGGGGTGGCCTATGACGCTTATCGCTATTTGATTCGCAACCTGATCGGTGTGGCCTGATGCGAGCGGGGAGACTACGCCATCGCGTGACACTGCAAAGCCCGGTGGAGACGCTGGACAGTCACGGCCAACCGGTCAAGACGTGGGCGGACGTGGCGGATGTGTGGGCCGGGGTGGAACCGCTGCGGGGGCGTGAGCGGGCGGCGATAGGACCGGATGTCCACGGTGACGCGCAAGATATCAACGAGTTGGACACGCGGGTTCCGATTCGGTATCGGTCGGACGTCACGATTGATTGGCGGGTGGAGTTTGAGGACCGTCACTTTGAGATCAAGGCGATCATCGATCCCGATATGCGTCACCGGGAGTTGGATCTGCTCTGCAAAGAGGTGGTGTGATGCCGTCTCAGATGCACGTCAGCACTCAGCCGCCGATTGAGCAGTTGCGCAAGCGCATACTGGGCGTTGGCGACAAGATCCACAGGGAGGGGATGCGCAAGGCCACGCTGGCGGCTATCTCTCCCATGCTCAAAGACATGCGCTCACTGGTGCCGGTGGATCACGGGGCGCTGAAAGCCTCTCTTGGATACCGGACATTGAGCCAGCGCAAGGCGATCAGCCGGGGATTGCAAATAACTCGCGGCGATTACGGCGTAGAGGTCGGCGTGGTAAAGGAGGTCGCCGATCCGGGATACAGGCGATCCCCAGGCAAGGTGATTCCGCAGACCTACAAGGCGTTTTTTGTCGAGTACGGCACGGAGCCGCATTCTGTGGCCAAAGGTGCCAGGCGGGATCGGAACAAGCTACAGGACAAGGGGCCTTACCACCCAGGCACCCAGGCACAGCCGTTTGTGCGCATCCCCTATTACGACGCAGAGTCAGAGTTCGCTGGCCGGTTCTCTGCGGCGCTAGACGAGTTCCTCCAGGATATTTAACCCATGTTTGATCTGAGCATCGTCCAGACGGCGCTGATAAACAACGCGCCGAGTCTGGAGCAGGTGGTATTGCCGGACGGCGACGGCTCGCAGGGAGTGGATACGGCGGCTTTGCTGGTGTCGGAGATCGGCTCTTTGTTGTCGGATCGGCTGTATCCGCTGCGACTGCCGGAGGATCCGTCGCACCCGTCTGCGGTGTACCGGCTGATGGGTTCGCAGTCCGTCAATATCGGCGGGTATCCCATACTGCAGGAAGACAGCTATCTACTGGCTGTTGCTGGGGGTCAATACGGCACGGTCAAGACCACGACCAACTCCATCCGGTCCGCGCTGCTGGCTTATACCCAGAGTGGCGGGGCAGGCACGGCTGTGGTGACTGATGCGGCTGATGACTACCGGCGCGACGTGGATCTTTTTGAAACCGGGATGGCACTGACTTTCACCCATTTGGCGCAGGCAGCGCAGAGCGTACCGGCTGCGTTTGTCTACCTGCTCAACCACGATGCGCGGCCTGAAAACAAATACCGGACCGTGAGCGTCGAGGAAGAAAGTCGCTTTGCTGTGCTGCTGGTGGACCGCATTCCTACTGGTGGCATTACCGAATTATCAGCCAAGGCAGAAGAGATCCGCTCTGCCGTATTGGCGATTTCTGAATCCGGCTGGCGCCGGCCTCTGTGGTACGGCGGGGACGTGATCGCCGTTCACAACACGCTTGCTCTGTGGCAGGAGACGTTCGGGATCCCGCGCCACAGAGAATTTTCGTAACACCTACAGGAGCATTCCAAATGCCTACTGCTGAAAATGCAAAAATCCAGTACGAGGCCGGGCAGAACACCGTTGCGATGTCCGCGCTGACTGATTCCGGTGATAACACCGTGTTCAACTTCTCTGTCTCCCCGTTGTCGCGCAAGTCGGGCTATGCTCCGGTTATTCGCCCGGACGGCATCATTACCGGGGGCGTGGTGACGCCTGCTGCTGCGGGTGGCACTGATGATGTTGATGTGTCCGCGCTGACCTGCTACGTCAATGGGTCCGCCGAGTCCGAGGCCGCGACCACGGATGTTGCCATTACCCGTCCTGCCACTGCAGTGTCCAAAGTATGCTCGATCACCTACGACAAGGGCACTGGGGCGATTGCGGTAGTGGCAGGCACCGATGGCAGCACTACGGCATTCTCCGAGACGCGAGGCGCAGCCGGTGGCCCGCCGCTGATTCCGACAGACGCCATCGAACTGGCACAGGTTCGGGTAACGTCTAATACCTCTGCCGTGATTGCGGCGTCGGAGATATTCTCCGTGGTCGGCACGCATCGGGAGGAATACAACTACCCGATCTCGACCGTGGATTACACCAACGGCAAGCTGACATTCGCTTCTGCTCTGCCGGACATCCACGAGGGGCCTACCAGCAAGACGGTCTATGCCTCGTATGCCTCGCCGATCTTTGCCGATCTGTCAAAGGCCACTGATTTTGTGCCGGCAGAGAACACCCACTCCATCACCTCGACGCAGATTTACGGGCAGACCCTGGGCGCATCCAACTCGACGCTGAATCAGGCATCGTTTACCGCCTATCTGGATGACGGAGTGACCGATGGCCTGGTGTCGCTGAAGGACTCGCTGTTGTGGTTCAAGTTCTTCCCGGATGAGGATGCCACTCCGTACATTCTGACTCAGGGCAAGCTGGGCTTGAGCCGTTCGTTCCCTGCTGGCGATCAGATCCAGGCAGCATGCACGATCTCGGCAGAGTCGGCGTCGGTCGAAAAGGCGGCATAAGCGATGGCGTTTGATGCCCAGAAGTATCTGGCCGCGCAACTTCAGCCAAGGACGGCTGTTGTTGATGTGCCAGAGCTGGTCGAGTTCTTCGGCGACGGCGAGAAACCCCAGTGGACGGTGCAGGGGCTGAACGCCAACCAACTTGCCAGAGCCAACGAGGCAGCCGAGAAGCGGCAAAAGGCGGCTTCTCTGTCCGATGCGCTGGACGGCGGGACCAAGACGGAAATCGTCAAGGCACTAAAGCAGGAACTGGGCTATGACGAGGGAGTCCACCCGGACACCAGCCGGCGCATTGCCATGCTGGTGGATGGGAGCGTGGAGCCTCCCTGCTCCCGCGAGCTGGCCGTGCGGCTCGGCAAGGACTTCCCGGTCGTCTTCTACCACCTGACCAACACCATACGGGATCTGTCCGCTCAGGGGCCCGAAGCGGCAAAAAAGCCCGAGCCCTCTGGGCAGTCGCCGAAATCCGCGCCTGCCTAGCGTTGTGTGATGCGCAGGGGGCGTTTCTTTTTCAAGTGCGCCCTGACCTGTTCCCAGAGGGCTATATGGGCGCCGTCGAACTGGAACTGTGGGGGCTGCACTGGGAGAAGAAAAACCGTGATCTGCAGGCCGCTCAGAGGAAACCTTAAATGGCAGATGTCGAACGCTTTGTAAAGATCGTCTTTGGTGGCGTCGATCAGACCGGGACCGCGTTCAAGTCCCTTGGCAGCAACATGCAGGGGCTGGAGCGGGGCATTTCCTCGTTCACCTCTCCGATGGCCTCGCTAACGACCGGCATCATCAAATTGGATGCCGCAGTGTTGGGCCTGGGGGCAACATTCCTCGGGTTTGCCACCAACGAGGCCGGCAAGTTCCAGGATGCCACCAGCGAGATATACACGCTGATTTCAGCAACGCCGGAAGAATTCGAGCGATTCCAGAGCGACATCCTCACCTACGCGCAGACGTCCACCAAAAGTATCGAGGACATCAACGGCGCGGTCTATTCGGCCATTTCCGCAGGGGTTCAGTATGCCGATGCTCTGGATTTGCTGCGCCAGTCGGAGCAGTTGTCCATTGCCGGTAAGGCGGAACTGAAGGACACCACTGTTGTTCTCGCATCCACTCTCAACGCCTACGGGGAAAGCACCGACAAGGCGCGGCAGTATTCCGACGCGCTCTTCACCACAGTCAAGCTGGGCCAAACCACGATGCCGGAACTGGCCAAGAGCTTGGCTCAAGTCACCGGTATTGCATCGTCGTCCGGGGTTCCGTTCGAGACTCTTACCGCCGCTATCGCAGACCTGACGGCCAAGGGCCTTCCCACATCCCAAGCCATTACCGGCATCAAGGCGGCCCTGAGCAATATCATCAAACCGTCAAAGGAGGCGCAGGAAGCCGCAGCCGAATTGGGTGTCAAGTTCGACGTGGCGACCGTCAAGTCTAAGGGCTTTGAGGGGCTGCTTCAGGACGTGGCGCGGGCGACAGGTGGTAACACGGAGCAAATGGCCCGGTTCTTCGGGTCGGTCGAAGGGCTGAACGCCGCGCTCACCCTGACCAAAAACGGAGCGCAAGGATTCATCGACAAGCTGACCCAAATGCGTGGCGCGTCTGGCGCGACCGAAGAAGCGTATCGCAAGATGGCGGACAGCTTCTCAAATGTGAACCAGTCCATTGCCAACAGCTTTGAAGTCACGCTGATCAAGGTCGGCAAGCGGGTTATCGACGATTACGCGGATGTAGCCGATTCGCTGGTGAATTTGTTTGCCGGCGTGTCCGAGGGCATCGACCGCGGCGCATTCGACCCTGTGTTCGAGATCCTGGAGGCATTCTCTCGAGACCTGTCCCGGTATATCAACGAGGTGGCGGAAAACCTGCCGGATGCGCTGGAGCATATCAACTGGGACAACTTCACCGCGGCGCTTGGGGATCTCGGGTCCGCTATCGCTGAGTTGTTCGACGGGGCGGACATCAGTACGCCGGAGAACCTCGGCAACGCGATTCAGGGCATTGTTGACGCGGGCGAGAAGTTCATCCGCGTCAACGAGGGAATAGTCCGGGGAATCGGCCCGTTTATTGAACAGGCAAAAGACCTGGCTAAGTGGCTGTCTGAGATCGACGGCGAAACCGTCAAGACGGCTGGCGCTATTTTGGGTATTGGCACAGCCATCAATGTCATCGTGCCTTTGCTGGGCCTGTTTGGTACGGCAGTCACAAAACTCGGGGCAGGGATCAAGCTGCTTGGCAGTTCCTCAATCGCAGGTGGACTGACCAGTGTCGCCGGATCACTATCCAAGATCGGGGGGCTTTCTGGGCTGCTGGGGGCAACCGGTGTAGCGGGCGCCGTGGGCGTGGCGACTTACGAGCTTGGCCGGTGGGCTGATCTCAACGACCGTCTTGTCCCGGGGGTGGATACGCTCGGGACGAAGCTCTATGAACTCCTGAACCCCACGGAGGACTTCACAAGGTCCGTCACCGTTTCTGCCGAACGCCTGGCAGAACTGCGCCGGCAGGCTTCGGACACATCAAAGGGGATGGGGGATCTCGGAGAGGCATCCAAGACAGCAGGGGCGGCACAGGTTGACCTGATCGACAGCCAGAGCGAACTAGAGGGCATCATGTCCGGCGTGACCGATCTGCTGGGCAAGCAGGTGGCAGGCTTTGAGGACGTGACCAGCGCGGCGTCCGACGCCGGGGACAAGACAGCAGAACTCAAGGGCAACGCAGACGGGTATTTTGACGCTATCGACCGCGGTAACAACGTGGTTGAGCTTTTCGTCAAAGGCCAGCGGAAGACCGAAGACCAGGCCAAGAAAACCGCCAAAGAGCTGGACAAGGAACGGGAGAACGCGGAGAAGTTCAGGTTGGAGATGGAGAAGCTCGCCAGCGACGAGCGCATCAAACTCATCGAGGCCAACGTCAAGCTAAACATCGCCGGGCTGGAATCTGACACAAAAAAGTTCGAGGCGATTTTTGACTCCATCAATACCACCATCAATAGCACAGGGAATCTGATCGGGTCGCTGTTCGGTAGCCTATTGAACGCTGATTCACTCAGGGATAAGTGGACGATTGAGGCCCAGATCGAAGAAGAGAACAAGCGCCGGCAGGAGGCGTTGGATATTCAGAAAAAATTGACGGAGGCGCAAATCGAACTGATCAAGCGACGTTCCGAGTCCTACCTGCGGGGCGATGCCTTGCTTAAAATCGAGGCGGACGGCATGGAGCCGGAGATCGAAGCGTTCATGTGGCGGATCCTGGAGAAAATCCAGGTCCGGGCCAATGCCGACGCAGAGGAATTCTTGTTGAACGTGGCAGAGGCGGTATGACGTGATCAGCTTTTCGACGGTCGAATACAACCCAGTCGGTCGGTTGGAGTTGGAACCCGATCTGTCTGGGTCCGATTACCGGTCTGCCGGTCGCCGGCTGTCTCGGTCGCGGACGCTGGATGGCGGTGTCGTGCTGGACGATGCCGGATTCTCGGACGGCGACAGGATTATGGAATTTCAATTCAAGGGCGTTTCTGCCGCTGATCACGAAACGCTGCAGGCCATGGCCGAAGATTACCCGCTGGTGAAGGTTGGCACAGAGGATGGGCTTTTTCAGGGCGGGCTTGAGCAGGTGCGCTTGTATAACGGCATTCTTTATGTCCGGTTCCTGGTGTCGGCCAAGTTGAGCGCCTAACCCATGCGCTACCGTTGTGAAATCGCCGACACTGTGCCGGGCGCCTATACGATCCCAATCCGGTCTTTCCAGTTGCGGTTCCGTCAAAGCCCGCGCCAGTGCTACGTGTCAGTGGTGGTGCCCTCCGGACTGACCTATGGCGACGAGATCGTCTCCCGCAAGGCGGGCACGGTGGCGTTGTATGAGGTGGCGGACGATAACTCAGAAACCGAACTGCTGACGGCAAATATTGACAGCATTTCGGTGGATGAGGGGGCGGTAAACCGATCCATCGCCATCGTCGGCTACAAGCAGGTGACATGGCCAGGGACCGGCGATCATTCCATGCCCTACGTGAGCTATGCCGCCACTGACCGAGTGCGCGGGCTGCCGGTGCGGGATTTGCGCCCGCAGGATACGGTGACGGCCAATGGCGAGACGTTCACGGCAGAGGAAGTCGTTTGGACCGTCAACAGCACCGGGCGAATGATGGAGGTCTCCGGGTATGTGCCCGCCTTGCTGAAAATCAATCTCAGGGCGTCTGCTAGCCTGGGGATTTCTGTTGCCGCCAATCTGCGTCCGTCTTCGCTGTTGCTCAGTGCAGACGGGTTGATCAGTACTGATTTCACGGCGCCCGTTACTCGTCCTCTCAAAGCCGATGCCGCCATAGATTTGTCGGCCACTGGGCGGATCACAATGCAATCGCTACTGCAAGCGGAGGCCAGTATCTCCACTGGGGGCTACGCAAATATGGCGGCAGGGGGGTGGGTCGCCGGGTTGGCCGGCATGAACCCGATAGCTTGGTGGCGACTAACTGAGAACAGCACGACAACCTTTGCTAACTCGGGCTCGCTGGGCAGTTCCTACGATGCAACACTGGAGATAAAGAGTGGGCAGAGCGGGCGCGAGACGTACCGCGACCCGCAACACGCCGCTTGCGTTCCGTCGTTGCCCGGGGATGCCGGACTGTGGATGCAGTATTATTGGCACCTTGTCGTCCCCGGGAGCTTCCCGTCTATTGATTCTGATTTCGGCAACGGGATCGTCGCGGGGGATTACACGATAGGCTTCTGGTTCATCCCAGAGACAGTTTATGAAAGTTATGCCAGGGCGTATGGCAGGATGTCTCCCTTAGCGCTTCAGGGCACAGCGAGAAATAACGAGGCGCACCACAGTTGGTGGCCGAGCGATTCTCTGCGGACCACGGGTGGTGCGGCGTCGTTGGATGACGGCAACCCGCATTTTTATCTGATGACACGCTATCTCGGGGTGCATTACCTTTTCGTCGATAATGTGCTATTGACTAGCAACAACAGCGGGTCGCAGGGTGGTGCGGCGGATGACCAAGGCACTGAGCCGCTGTACCTCATGGGCCAGAGCGCCAGCGATTACGGCTATGTCGGCACCATGCAGGACTTTTTTATCCTGGATTACGGGCTGAATCCTTCACAGCGGACGACGCTCTATAACTTGGGGGCCGGCACGTGATCACCTACGCAGTGAGGAACGGCATAATTAACCACCTGCTACGGTCTTCCTCGTTTGGCAAACCAAACCCGTTTGCGCTGGCCCTTTTCACCACGACTCCGGGGGCGGACGGAACGGGGGGCGTAGAGGTGGTTGGACCTACGCCGAGCAACTATAGCCGGCGCACCTATGGCGCCAACGACAGCAACTGGTCCGACCCTACGGGATACGGCTATACCGCCAACACGACGCAGATCGCATACGGTGCTCCGCAAGACGACTGGGGGACGATTACTGCCGTTGCTCTGATGGATGCCAGCAGCGGGGGAAATGTTATTGCAGTCTATGAGCTGCCGAACGCAAAAACCATCTCAAACGGGGACGACCCAATCGTTTTTGAGCCCGGCGAAATCCGGTTCACTGTGAGTTGAGGAATCAAAATGAGCGCCACGAACTACCTGGAAAACCTAATTATCAACCACCTATTGCGCACCAGTACATGGAGCAAGCCGAGCGATGTGTACCTTGGTCTATTCACTACCCAGCCGGATGACGCGGGCTCGGGGGGAGTGGAGGTTAGCGGCGGCAGCTATGCTCGCGTTGACGTTGGACCGCTGGACGCTAATTGGGTGGCCCCGACCACGGGCCAGACAGAGAACGTATCAGACATTACTTTCGCAGCGCCTACGGCGGACTGGGGCACGGTGGTGGCTGTAGGGTTTTTTGACGCTGCCACGGCAGGGAACCTGTTCCACGTTGAGGCGTTGACCACGAGCAGGAGCATTCTGAACGGCGACCCAGCGCCCAAGTTCGCGGCTGGCGACCTAACATTCACCGTGGACTAATAGCAGCGGTGGGCAAGGGCACAATCACGTCAGGGGGCACAAGTGGGTATTACACCCTCGACGTGGTGCGCGACATGGAAGCGATCAACGACCGCATCCGCGCACTGGAAGACGCGATTGAACAGCTCACCCAGCAGATAACCGAGGCGCTGGCGACCGAGAGCGACCGCAAGAGCGATCTTGTGGCGGCGCAGAATGCCCTAAATGCCCTGATCGACGAATACCAGGATCTGCTGACTAACCCTCAACAATGCGTGCAATGCCAGGATGGCGTTGAGTGCATCCCCTGCGAAATCCCCACCTGTACCGAGTGCCCGGACGGGCACTGGCGCATGGGCAACCGCCCCTGCGTCTACGCGACACAGGAAGAATGCGAATCGGCCCTTCCGGATCAACTGTTTTCCTTCGGCGTCGATGGCGGCTGCTGGTACGAAACCCTCGAAGCCTGCCAGCAAGCCAACCCGAACTGGAAATATGGGCCGAGCGGCGATTGCCTTTACCCAACGCAGCAGGCGTGCGAGGAAGCTAACGATCCAAGCAAAAAAATGCAGGAAGTCACTGCGGCGGCGAAAGCCGTGGCGGATGCCGGTAAAGAGTGGCGCAAGGCGCAGCGACAACGGCGGATGCTGGATCTCAAAAAAATTGCACAGCAGCAGGAGTTGTCCCGCCTGGAGAGCGTAGACGAGACGATTTCCGTTTCGGCTTGGTGTGCTGACTACTCGGAAAATCTGAGCGGCACAGTCGGCACGGCAGAGGTGCCGGGGCAGCGCACGGCATTATTGATTCGGCCCGGGTACAACGGGCGGGCAGAATACGCCAGTGACCGGGACGGCATATTGCGCCCGTCTCAAGGCAGTAGCAAGGAGGCGGTGGCTTGGAATTTAGCGATGCGGCCAGGGTGGCAAAGGTGGGCCCCTACTTACCGCGGTGCAACGATCACAGCTATCGACGGCAGTTCCTGTGACATAACGCTAGATGAGGCAACCAGCACGGATCAAGGTCTCGGCGTCAACCCGGCGGAGTCGTTCGAGGACGTGCCGATTGAGTATATGGACTGCAACGGGGATGCGTTCGCGGTGGACGATCACGTGCTGGTGCAGTTCGTCGGCCAGGACCGCACCGACCCAAAAGTGATTGGATTTTGGGACCATCCCGTGCCCTGTACTACGGGGTATTTCGTCTGCATCCCGGCAGCGACGGAGGCGCCCTACGGGTGGGGCGATCCGTTTTTTACCGAAGATGATCCCCCTGTTCCAATTAACCCGCCCCTCGGTACTGCGGGGAGCGGGGTCTATCCGGCCTATTGCGAATCCATCATCAAGGGCACATCCAGTCAGTCCTACACCCACCTACGCGCCGGCGATGATTACGGCGGCGCCTTTACTCAGCAGATACAGTACACCACCGCCTATGGGCTCTACGACTGGCACGGCGACGACCTCGGCGACACCCTGACGATTAATTCCACAGACGGTAACCGGTACTGGGGACAAGAGTCGGTACGGGACACGGAGATATTTTATCGCGGGTTCAAGCTCTGCGAGGGCTACAACGGGCAAAAGGTGGTTGGCGTCGGGCGTGCCACTTTTGGCAGTACCCAGTACCTGTACGCTGTAATGCTCAAGGCAGACGGGGCGGACTACATTGATGAAGTTTTCCAAGTTTTCCGTCGCGTGTGGCAGGAGAGCGCCTACGCTAACGACAACGCTTACAACGCCAGCACGGAACCGCTCGGGTGGGAGTACCTGGACGATATCGACCCTCCGGACTATGCCAGCTATGTCCCGGCGTCTTCTGGCGTACCGCAGATGGACCACGTTTCAGACACCGAGTCTGGCCAGATAGGCGGCGCAGCATTCGCACCAGACGGCAAGAGTTTCCTTCTGACCTACAAGCTGGTGGACGTTGGGGGTAGCGGCACGCTGTACGATCAGTGGATAGCGGGGTACTACGAGGTGACGATAGGCGGGACGTCTGGCGACACGATAACTCCGAACCTCTACTGGAATCCGATCAGCCAAGGTACCGGGTGGGATTACGTGCTGGCGGTGGACTATGACCGGGCGGGGAACCTTGTCAAACTGTTCTGGGAAGAGGAATACATCGCAGGCTCTGATCCCTACGATACGCGCCGAGCGCTGTATATACAGGGGGGCAGTTTCAGTTCCCGCCTCACCGACCACTGCACCTACAACGCGACCAGCCGCGGCTATACCACGTACTGGCATGGATTTGATCTGAGAACCTGCTCCGCCATCGGCCAGTATTACGGCTGGAAAGGCAACGCGCCAAGCGATCCGGATGAAGAATTTGGCGAGCTGGTGTTGGACAACGGCGCTCTGACCCGCACGGCGTTGGTGACTCGCGGCGCCGCGGTAACCCTGATTGATGCGGACGGGTCATTCTCCGGGCAGAGCGGGTATTACGCCACATCCTACGAGCCGTGGACGTTGCCCTATTGGGCGGACCGGGGATTCAACGGCGCGGCCTGGGATTTTCACGGCAACATGCTGTCCAGCTATAACTGCGACTGGGCGCAGATTGAAAGCCACTTCGCGGTAGGCCCTGGTGCGCCGGCCAGCGCGGGCTACCGAAACCGTCTCAGCGGGGAGTCAGACCTTGAGGCGTTTCTATCGATTGACGGCTACACGAATCCTGCGCTGCTGTTCCTGTCGGTGGTCTGATCTCAGTAAAAAAGACCGGTCTCAAAAAACAGCAGGTAAAGCCCGTAGAGCAAAAAGCCGGCTGCGATCACTCTTAGCGTGTCCTTGATGTTGTTTAGCACGGAGCCAACCCGGGCGCCGCAACAGGGGCATTTCTCCGCAGTGGATGAAATCGCTTTGCCGCATTCCTTACACTTTGTCAGTGGCATGGCTGTTACCTCCTGTCAACAGGATAGCAGGCCCCATTGAATTGCCGAGCGGCGAAATCACCGTCTGACCGCAGTTTTGCTTGACCACTCTACCGGGGCTACGTCGCCACCCCTTGGGGACGCCATTTTTACCCCGGTATCTAACCGGTATCGGATTTCAGCCAGGCGCTGGTCGGCGTCGTATTCGATCACGTCAACGAGGTCTGATAAGGCGGTACGCACTGACGCGACATCCCCGCTTTCCATCGATCCAAGCAGATCGGCCTTCAGTTGCCCAAGCAGGCGGAGCACGTCTTCTGGTGTCCACAGGGCCACGCACTCGGCGGTTTTCGATTCAACCGCGGCGGCTTCGATTTCGGCTTCGATCATCACCCGGTCGGTTTCCATTTTCCCTATTGCTCTTCGGTAGGCAGGGGCGGCTTCCGCGTCTTCTGCGATTAGATCGACCAGGCGGGATATTTTTTGGTCGAGTCCTTGAAGCCTGAGCTTCATCGCCGTGATATCACGTGGCTTGCCTTTCGGCGCCGATGCAGCTCGCATCTGATCGGCGATCAGCTTCGCTGTATCCGGTTGCGACAGGTCATTAAATACGCAATCCATTACCGCGTCATCCAATAAGCGCGTGGAAATCCGCCTGCCCTTGCCCAGCCGGTAGAACCCTGCGCCCTTGGTCGTCTCGCCGCTGTAGGGTTGGCCGTCTGGGGAAATAAGCAGGCCGCTCAGCAGGTAAACACGATTCCCGGCACGGTTGCGCCTGGTTTGGCCGTCCTCAAGTTGCTGTAGGATTGATTCAGCCTCGTCGTCACTGATCAAAGCGGGGTGGGTGTCGCGAGTGATTTGCCACTCGGCGCGTGGTTTGCGCTTGTGCCCGCCTTTGTAGCCACCGGCAGCGTGCTCCGCATGGACTCCCCACACCGTATGGCCTGCGTAGGTGAGTGCCTGCCATTCTAGCTCATTCAGAGATCGGACTATTCCGGATGCCGCGCTGGCGATACCTCTTGGCTTGCCTTGTGCCCTGGTCCGCAGGTACACGGCCACTGCAGTCGCATCGTCTGTCGGCACGAGTTTTGACCGCATGACGGGCTGCCCGTCGCGTAGCGTGCCAGTCGGCGTGTGCTCAAGCCGATATCCCCTGGGTGCCCTGCCACCAGCCCGCCACCCTTGGCGTACGCTCTCTGCCATGCCGGCGAGGCCCTTTGCCTTGGACGTGAGGGAGTGCCACTCGTCCATTGCCTGTAGGATGGATCGCAGCAGCATTCCGGTAATTGGGTCGGTATCGGGTACGTTCGCGTACTGGATTCGCACGCCAGCGCGTTCAGCCTCATGCTCGAATATCATGGCCAGGTGGCGGCGCCTGGCAATGCGGGAGGTGTCCAAAGCAAGCAGGACAGACCATTCCCTGTCCTTGCGCTTCAGCGCCGCGAGTAGCCGCTGGAATCCTGGGCGGTCTTCGTCCTTGCCGCTTTCCACCGCGTCGGCGTACTCGGCGACAACGGCCAGAGCGGCAAGGGCTGCGTGTTCATGCAGCGTCCTTCTCTGGGCGTCCATGCTCAGATCGTGCCTGTCCTTGCTGCTTCGCAGGTAGATGGCGGCGGCTGTCATTGGCGGCTCGGCTGAGTAGTAGTCTGGCGATTGAGGATAGTCCGTCTGCGGACGGTGCGCCAACGGATCGTGTGGATATGTTCTGTCGTTGGTCGGTCATCGGAATCTAAAACGGGATAACGTCCCAGGACTGGCAATCGTTCGCCGATTGATACTCAGCCGGTGGCATTGAGCCAAATTCCAAACAGCCATTAGCCTTGTCAAATTTTGCGCAGTCCTCGCACCGCTGCACGGCAGGCAGTGCTTCGACGATCCGCAAGGCATCACGCAGTGTTTCTAACCACGCTGCCTTCTGTGGCGGGCTAAGGATCAATTCAGGTCCATTCATAACCTACGATCTCCGGGTATTTTGGGCGTGTGTCGATACGGATTGATGCGGGTGTTTGAAGCAGATCATCGAGTGCGTGAAGCTCCATCGCCGCGGCGACGGTTTCAGGCATCGGGACGCCGGGCGCCCTGCGAAACCACCAGTCGGCAGCCTTGGCGCGGGGATACCCCTGGTGCTCGATACACACCCAATCGCTTGCGACCCGATGGAAGCCACTGTAGTAGTCGACCCGCAGGACGGGCAGCTTGCCGACGCCTTGATGTCGGTGGTAGGCGCAGCGGGTGACGCGGTGAGTCTCGATCTGCTCAGCAGCCTCGGTGCTCATCATAGGGGCATCGCTGGCGCTGGCGTCGTGGCGCGGAGATTCGTCCCATGGGAACTGGTAGCTGCAAGTCGGGCACTCGCGCACGGCTGTGGCGCTGATGGTTTGGCACTCGGGGCACACCTTCGACGGGGCTTCGCTCGGACCGTCCTTCGGCCTTGGGATCCAGGCTTCCACCTTGTCGACTGGACCGTGGCGCAGGGCATTGCCAGCGAAATCGAGAACCAAACAGTTGTCTTTTCCAGGCGCAATTCGCATCCCGCGACCGGCGATCTGCACGTATAGGCCGGGCGATTGCGTTGGGCGCAGCATCACCAGAAGATCGGTTTCCGGCGCATCAAACCCGGTAGTCAGCACGTCCGCGTTGGTCAATGCCCGTAGCTGCCCGGCCCGGTACTGGTTGATTAGTCGGTCCCGCACTGCGGCCTTTGTCTTGCCAGTGACACAGCCGGCAGCAATGCCTCGCTCTCTCAGTGCCTCTGCCACATGCTCGGCATGTGCCACCCCGGCGCAGAACACCAACCAGCGGCGGCGATCCGCGCCGTATTGCATCACTTCGTCCAGGGCGGCGGCTGTCACGTCTTGACGGTCCACGGCCCGCTGCAGATCGCTCTGCACAAATTCGCCCTGTCGGGTGCGCACGCCTGACACGTCAAGCTGTGTAGCCATGCGCTTTGAGATCAGCGGCGACAGGTATCCCTGTTCGACCAATTCGAGCATCTTGACCTCGTAGGCCACATCGCTGAAAAGAGCCTCGTTGCCGTGCATCAGGCTGCCGTGGCCAGTACGGAACGGCGTTGCTGTGAGACCGATAACGCGCATGGCGGGATTGATCGCACTGGCGGATTCGAGGAATTGGCGATAACGGCCATGTGCCCTGTGCCCAATTAGGTGACACTCGTCGACGAGGATCAAATCAAAGCGTCCGAGATGCATGGCTTTATTCGTCACCGATTGGATGCCGGCGAAAATCACCGGCTCAAACGTGTCCCTGCGGCGCAGTCCGGCAGAGTAGATGCCGAGCGGCGCTTGTGGCCAGAGGGCCTTGAGCTTGCCGGCATTCTGTGCGATCAACTCCTTGACGTGGGTGAGCATCAATATGCGCGTGCCTGGCCATTGCTGCAGTGCATCCTGCACCAGTGTGGCAACAAGAACCGACTTGCCGGATCCAGTTGGCAGTACGAGCAGAGGATTCCCTTGCGGGTGCTGTCGGAACCAGGCGTAAAGACCTGCGATGGCGGAACGTTGGTAGTCTCGAAGGATCATGCTGCCTCCATAGCTTTTCGGTTTCGTCGAATGCCTCGAATTTTACCGGGCATCGCTTGATCACTATGCAGCCCTCTTTTTGCGTTCCGTCTATTTCTGTTAGCGCGGATTCCGTATATTGCACTGTTAGATGCCTAGCGTAGCCTGTGCTGTTCTTCGCTGACATATATCTACATACTCCGGGTTTATCTCAAACCCGATATAGTGGCGGCCTAGTTCCTGTGCGGCTTTCGCTGTAGTTCCAGACCCCATAAACGGATCAAGCACTATGTCGCCTTTGTTGCTCCAGCTTTGAATGTGGTCTGACGCTAGTTGAAATGGAAATGGTGCGGGGTGGTCTTTGTCCATTTCTTGTGAAATTTTCCATACATTAAACCTTGCGCCATACTCGCTCCGTTCTATCACTCGCTTTTTTCCTGCATCACCGTTCACCCTTCCGCCGGTTGTTGCCTTTTTTCCTGTTACTGCGTTTTTCCTGTCCCTTATTGGGTTAAATGTCATCGGCTTTCCCTTAGAGAATACAAAACAATATTCGAAATTTTGCATATAGGCCAAATTGCTACCACAAGCCCCTGATCCTGTCTTTTCCCAAATCATAGTGTCATGCAGGTTTAAACCAATTCTTTTAAAATGTAATGCCTGCTCCATGCTGGAGCCTGTCTCGCTGCCGTCTTTTGTCTGGTCTGCTACGTTCCACACAATCACGCCGCCAGGTTTTAACACTCGCGCAAGGTTCCAGGCTACTCCGTAGAAATCCCAACTATGTCCGCCATAGGTTCGCAAGTCATCGTATGGCGGAGAAGTCACCACCAAATCAATGCTATCGTCCGGCAATAGCATCATGCCTTTGCAATTGTCCATGCAGTGAACGGCATCTAACAATTGCATAAAGTCAGATTCATCACTTCGCTGCGCTTCGTTCTTCACTGCTTATGCTCTCCGTTAGGAATACCCCAACACCTTTCGGGCATTCCGCCAGGCATCGCCAGCCATTACAGACAAGCTTTCACATTGCGATTCTTCGTCTGGATCTGGAGTCCACGTGTTTATGTATCCATGTCGATC